CCATCAGTCGAAGAATTACTCGGCAAATTCAAGTGTGTGATAACTTATTCACCTTTACCAGAGAGCGGTGACTTCCGTGTGGACTTGCCGAAAGAAGCTATCGCAGAATTACAAACTAGCTATGTCAACTACTATGAGGAGAAAACAAAGAGAGCAATGAATGACATATGGGAACGTCTGTACAAGGTATTGAAAAACATGTCGGAGAAACTCGACTACACAGATAAAGAAAACAAAAAAGTTTTCCGTGATACGCTTGTGTCAAACGTCACCGATATGGTCGAACTGCTGCGTGTTAGTAACGTGGCTAACTCGACGCGAATGACAGCTATGGCTGATCAACTAGAAGAGGTACTCGTGGGAGTCACACCTGATGCACTGCGTGAGGACGACTACTTCCGTGCCGAAACCAAACAGGCAGTAGATAAAGCAATCGCTAACCTACCGTCACTAGATATATAAACAGTCTTTGGAGGACAACATTATGAATACAGCACAAAACATGTACAACCTAGATCTGTACGAAACCGAAGGACTACTTGCAGAACTGGGTCAAGATATCACTTTCCTAATCACTGGTGATATGGGTCAAGGTAAATCATCGCTACTCGATATGCTATCGGAGCGGTTTCCAGAACACGTACCTGTGTACTTTGACGCAACGAACAAAGACTTGGGCGACATGGCGTTGCCTGATCTTAACTCGGCAAACGATGGGTACGTTAGGTTCGTGCCTAACGAAGAGATGGGCTTACACCTAAACAAACCTGTCATTGTTATGATCGACGAGTATGGCAAGGCTAATCCGTCGGTCAAGAATGCGCTCAACTTATTCATGTACGAGCGTAAGATGGGTGGCTACAAACTTCACCCAGATAGTATTGTGTTTGCGACGACTAACAAAAGTGGTGAGGGTGTCGGTGACATACTGCAACCGCATCAGTACAATCGTATTACAGAGATTACTCTGCGTAAGCTAAGTCATATGGATTGGATCGAATGGGGTATCAGCAACAACATTGATCACCTCTTACTTGCTTGGGTCAAAGACAATCCACAGTTGTTCTATCCGTGGGAGAATGTGAAAGACCCAGACGAGAACGAGTTTATCTTTCATCCCAAAGCCGTGGGTCGTAAGCATTTCTTCACGCCACGTTCAGGTGAGAAGGCGTCGCGCATCTTACAGAAACGTGCACACCTGAGTGACGTACAGTTGACGGCAGCGTTGATAGGTACAATCGGTCAGCGAGGTGCGAAGGATCTCATGTCGTTTATACGACTAGCCGACAAACTACCTACGCTTCAGTCTATCAAAGACGATCCAAAGAATGCGCTTGTGCCTGATACGGCGGCGGCAAAAGTCATGGTCGTGTATCGTACACTGGCAAGTCTGGAGAAAGACTGGCTCAATGCGTGGATGGATTACCTTGATCGGCTAGACCCCGAGACACAGGGCTTGTTTGCTAACAACGTTGCTTCACCGAAGTACAGCAAGCAATCGATGGTGATGACTAACAAGAAGTTCACCGACTGGGCAATGGCAAACAACTACATGTTTGCAGCAGATAAAGTGTGAGGTGGATGATGACACGTGAAGAATTTTTTGAATGGTTGAACACATGTCCAACCCACAAGTGGGAAATGACAGCCGATGAGTATGACTTTGTTGCGGTGTCTTTCCCTATAACAGAGGAGGAAGAAGAATAATGTTTCTAGGAAATCTAACAGAAGAACAGCGGCTTTCAAAAGCCGTTGTCAAAATCATGGACAGAGCACCGTATCTATCTGCGGTGTTGATGATCGGTAGGCGTGAGATTACCGACAATCCAAAACATCGAACCGCATACACAAACGGTAGAGACGAGTTCTACAACCGTGCGTTTGTGGCTAGTCTAAACGATGCCGAGTTGCGGTTTCTTGTGCTACACGAAGTGTATCACAAACTGTACAAGCATCTACACACGTGGAAACATCTCTGGAAGAAAGACGCAGATCGCACCAACAGAGCGGCAGACCATGTGATCAACATCAAGATTGTAGATGAGTTCAGTAAAGATGGGTTTGCTACAATGACAGGCGTCTTGAAAAACGGGTGTTATGATAGACAATACGTGGGTATGAATACACATGGAGTGTTCAACTTGTTACCCCCAAGCAAAGGCGGTGGTGACGGTGGTCGTGGCGGTGACGGTGGTCGTGGCGGTGATGGTGACGCAGATGGTGATGTTAGTCAACCGACTAACGAGCAAGGTCAACAACCATTCGATGATCACGATTGGGAAGCAGCCGAAGAAATGACTGAGGAAGATAAGCGTGAGTTGGAGCGTGACATCGACGAGGCGGTGCGCCAAGGCAGTACGATTGCAGGCAAACTTGGGAGCGGTGGTGATCGTGATCTTGACGAGTTGCTAAAAACAAAAGTCGATTGGCGTCAAGCGTTGCGTGAGTTTGTTCAGAATACATGCACAGGCAAAGACTTCAGTACTTTCAAAAGACTAAACCGTAGGTACATCAGTAAGCGTATTGCTATGCCGAGCGGTGTACAAGAAACGGTGACATGTCTCGCAGAACACAACGACATGTCTGGGTCTATTGGTGCACGTGAACAGCAGATCATGATCAGTGAGTTGGCTGCAATATGTGAACAAGTTAAGCCTGACGAGTTGCATGTAAGCTATTGGGACACACAGGTATGTGGCTATGAGAAGTACGTAGGTGCTGAGATAGCTGACGTTGCATCTAAAACAAAACCTGTCGGCGGTGGTGGCACTGACGTAAGGTGTGTGCCCGAGTATCTCAAGCAACATAAGATCGAACCGCAAGCCTCAATCGTATTCACAGACGGACACTTGTATGGTGGTTGGGGTGAGTGGGGTCATCCTGTGTTGTGGGTGATCGTTGATAATCCTAACGCCACACCAGATCATGGCGCAGTCCTACATGTGGATTCGGAGGACATCCAATGATGGACTGGCAGGATAAACTAATCTTGGTGTTCACAGCGATACTTGTTGCTGTGTTCACCGCAGGAATACAACTTGGTTGGTGGATGTAAAGGAGAAAAACAATGGCACTAACATATTCAAACTTTCTAAAATTCGACGATGTAGTGAAACACTACGAAAGTATCAAACCAATGAAAGAAAAAGAACACGGCACGGAACGGAACATTCGCCCTATCGGTGATCGTGCACGTAAGTGGGAGCGTATCGTTAAGATAAGCCGAAACTGCTACGCATTGAGTGATGGGTATCACGAAGGTGACGACAAGTTTACGCCTTATGGGGTACGTGAGTATGACTACAAGACCAAGACTACAACGTATCATTGGGACAGGCTTGGTAAGATGGAGTACTATGCACCGATTGTTTGGCGTAAGCACAAAGATGGGACTGAGACGGTTCAGATACGAAACTGTGTTGGTAGTAATTCTCATTATTCCATGGGTCGCTATGCGTTCTTGGACAGACACATGCCAGTCGGTATGACTTTTGTGATGGGTAACTCACTTCAATACGTTTCTCTGCGTGGACGAACAACAGTGAATGCACATTATCTAGCTAAGTGTAAAACTGTGCCGCGTGGGTACTACAGACAATTTAAAAAGGCTACGTACTTCAAAGAGTGGATGCAGACCAAAGACGACAACTCTGCGTTGGTATTTATTAAGATTGGAGATGATTGGGTACGCGATCCAGTATCTGGTAAGATGCCGCCACAAAAGCCGAAGGTAAACAAAGAACTAAAGAAAAAATACAAAGAAGCTATCGACAAGTTCTTTGAGTGGGGCATGACAATGTCACCTATGTTACCTCTGAGTAGGGACTACAACGCAAGCAAGTCAAAAGAATTGCGTGAGTACTTTGGGAGTGTAGACTATGTAAACGATAACTTCACACCGACACGTGCACGTGAGATACTGCACAATCCTAATCATCCGATGCGTCTTAACTATTGGGTCGTGTTTACAAGCCAGACAGCAGAGCACGCCTATGTATCAGGTGGGTGGGAGAACACGTATTCAGTAAAGCATGTCGAGACAAAAGAACAACTACAGAAGGTAAAGAACAGATTTAATTCCTTCATTAATACTAATGCAGGATTTATGACAAAACCCAAAAGTTAGTCAGGTGACTAACACTTGGTCGTAAGGCGTGAGTGCGTTGAAGTTTTGGATATTGTTTATTCTTCTTAACCGCGTCAGTGTAAGGCTCGTTACCTTGCGAGTGGCTGCACACTTAACTTAACATTGGAGAAAAATTATGAGAGCAACAACAATAGCAGAAGTGCTTAAACTAGCAGACGAATACAACACAAACGATTATCACGAAGGCTTCAAACTAGCACAGGCGATATGTAAAAAGATCGGTGCTACGTATCAGGCTAAAAATACTGAAGGCTCAGAGTACTACATTTATCGTGAGGGAGAACCCTACGCCTTGGGGTACGTTGGGTACAAGAACTATGCCTATACTGGCGAAAAGAAAGTTATGTACACAGTGTTTTCGCGTAAGATAAACAACGGTAAATACGGACACAGTGATCGGATGTACTCTGCGGCTACCACTAACTTTGACAAAGCAGTGAAGAACGCTTGTAGGTATCTAGTGCCGTACTCTGTTGAAGATATAGTGTATGAAACATTCAACGATGCCAGACGAAAGTTCGCCACCATAAAAGAAACAAGACAAGAAGCATCTACAAAAAGTCGTGACAAGATAGCGAAAGACTTTGTATCAAATGATGTGGAGAACAAATCTCCGTTAGAGATAGAGTTGAGAAACTTATTACAGACAGGTTATGAGTTTGTAGATCGGGAGTTTAAACTCAATCTTGTTACCATGTTTGAAGAACTCGACGACTACAGAAACCGTAAGCGTGAGCGTCACCTGGCAGACGTAGTGTATGTTACACAGACACGTTCTGGTGATAATAAGTTCGGTGTCATTTCTCAGGTGACGGTAGATAAATACTACTGGGATGGTGCGAATTGCACATGGTATACCTCAGAAGATCTTCCACAGCATTTAGCCGAAGGCATAGCGAAACTTAATATTTTGCCTCAAGGTCAGTTCTGCGATGGTGTGGGTTTTAGACCAGAAGAAGTGAGTAATATTTACTATGTCTACTCTGCAATCTGATCTGTTCCGAGAGAGGTTCGGGCGAAGCGGCAACGCACACCGTGTACGTGTAAAAGGCATGCCCGAAATACGTATAGTTAAAAATAAATACTTCTCATGGGTTGACGACAACTCTTACCGTGTTTACATACAACCTACCTCGAATAAAGTTGATGTGGTATGTATAGGTATATGTGAGAAGGTACGTGGAGAATATGATTCGGTTAGTGATCTACCACAGTGGATGCAAACTAAGCTTGCTGCGCTTATGATCACTTCCCCCATTGAAGGAGTGGGCGAACGCAGAGACAGACACGTTTTTTATATATACGGGGGCGAGTGGAAGTAATTTTCACCGCCCTCAAATTATGCCAGTTACCAACGTTAGTCACGTGACTAACACCAAAGGAGCAAACAGTGACACCAGAAGCTAAAGTAAAAAAGAAGGTCGTTGCCATACTAAAACAGCATGAAGCGTATTTCTTTTATCCAGTAACAAGTGGGTACGGACGCAGCGGTGTGCCTGATATTATAGCATGCCATGATGGACGGTTCATCGGTATCGAATGCAAGGCAGGTAAAAATAAACCTACACCATTACAAGAAAAGAACTTGTCAGATATTCAAACAGCAGGTGGCGTTGCGCTAGTGATAAACGAAGATAATATTAATACAGTGGAGAAATTGTTTGGATGGTCGACGGAAAAAAATTAAAAAAGTTAAGAAAACTAAAATTTGATAACCAATGCGAACTGGCAGAAAAAGCAGGGGTAAGTCAATCTTTATTAAGCAGGCTTGAACGCGATGAAATTAAGTATCCTAGATTTGCTCCTTTAGAAAAACTTGCAGTTGCGTTGGGTGATAAAAGCTTTTTGTACACAACAGATAAAGAGGAGCATCAAATGGCAGAAACATTAAAATCGTTACGGCATAAGAAACAAATGCAGCAAGTAGAGGTGGCTAGAAAGGTTGGTATAACGCAAGCAGCATACAGTCAGTTTGAACTTGGTCAAACAAAACCAAGAGCCGCTGTTCGCAAAAAATTGGAGGCTCTTTTTGGACAATCAATTCCAGATGTTGCTCCTACACAAAAGAAAAAGAAGAAAATAATAGAACCAGACGGATACATATTTTTCAATGTGCAAGATGCTCGACTGATAAAACGTGCGCTCTATTGGTATATGGTTGAGATCTCTGAAAAACTAGAAGAGAGAAAGTTTAATCCTTCAGAGGCAGGAGTGAAAGTTCCAAATATTTTTATGTCAGTTCTTCACGGGGAGCGAAGCGAATCTGAAAGAGTACGTAAATTGTTGAAAGAGAAACTTAATGAATTGGAGGAGTTAGATGAGTAGCAGAAAAATTTTAACTAGCAAAAAAGCTATGAAGTTTGAATTAAAGTTAGCGGAGATTGGTTGTATAGCAGCATTTCTTGAAGACCAAAGTCAGAATGTGAGAATGTGGGGTAACGAGATAAGTGGCATGGATGATTGGCATGCCGATATTCTTCATCGATTAGCCAAAGAGTTTAGAGAAGCTGAAAAGGAGTTGCATCAGTTTAGTTTAGGGGAGGTTGCTTAATGTTTAAATTATTTTACACATTACTAATTATCGAATACGTTGTTGATAACCAAGACGTAGCAACAAGTGTCATATTTCCTAGTGAGCACGAATGTTATGAAGCTATGGGCGATGGAGTTCTAGATGGTTTGTACGACATACTTGCAGACACGTATGGTAAAGAGATTATGATGTACTGTAAGAAAACACCGTTTCAATCTGGTGTAAGAGAACCTAATGTAAAACCGAAGTTGCGTCCAGATGGGTGACGAACAGTTAAGTCCTGCGCTCAAGTACGAGTACCGCTTCTTGAAGCAACAAGTTGATAGGTTACAAGATGAGCTTGGTCGCAGGGATAGACCTAAAAATACAGAACAGGACTTGTTTCGTGCGCGAGAAGAGTTAAAATCGTTTGTCTCTAGAAT